AGGTGGCGGTTTAGGTAATAATGCTGATGAAATTGAAACTGCTACACGTTTATTTGATAACATAGTTATTAGACCATACCAATTAGAAATCATTGAAGCTATTGATGAAATATTAGCTATAAACGGAATCTCTTTAAATCTGTATTTTAAGACGATACAGCCACTTGATTTTATTGATGTAAATACTCTTAACGCAGAAACAAACGAAGAGGAAACAGGCGTTAAAATGAGCAAGGTTTGTTGTTCTTCTGATAGTCCTTTAGATGAAAAAATTGCACAAGGTCTAATAGACTTGGGTGAGTTTGAAAACAAAGATTGGTTATTAATTGACGAAAGCGAAGTTGACTACGATACTGATGATGCTGAAAACGAATTATTAAATAAAGAACCAAAACAAAGTTTACTTTCTAAAGTTTACAATTTTGTAAGTACAGGAACTGCAAGACCAAACGCTAAAAGTGAGCAAGATGAAAACATAGATGGTATTCGTTTTATAACTCGCTATGTTTATGCAGGTGAAAATTCTGATAATACTCGTTTGTTTTGCAAAAAAATGACAGAAGCAAATAAAATTTATCGTAAAGAAGATATTATAAGAATGTCTGAACAAGCGGTTAATAAAGGTTGGGGGCCACGAGGTGCTGATACATATTCAATATGGTTATATAAAGGCGGTGGTGCGTGTCACCATCGTTGGAATAAGCAAGTTTATGCAAGTTTTGAAGGCGTTAACATTGATGTTAATTCACCTAAAGCAAAACAAATTGCAGGTGCAAAAGCTGAAGCGTATGGTTATACAATCAAGAATGCTGCTTTAGTTTCACAAAGACCGATAGATATGCCAAACAAAGGATTTTTACCTAAAAACAATTAACAAATGGCTTACGCATTACTAATAAGTACAGAAGATGTAAAAAGATTCACTATTCTAAACGGAAATTTAGACGTAGATGATTTTATTCAATATATAAAAATAGCTCAGGATATAACTATTCAAAACTATTTAGGAACTGATTTATACAATAAGTTTCAAACATTAATTTTAAGCGGTGATATTAGTTTAAGTGGTAATGTAAAATATAAAAACTTACTTACTGAATACATTAAACCAATGTTGATTCATTTTGCTATGGTTCAATATTTACCATTTGCTGCTTATACAATAGCTAATAAAGGAGTATTTAAACATACTTCTGAAAACGCTACAAGTGTAGAAAAAAACGAAATTGATTTCTTGGTTGAAAAGGAACGTGATATTGCACAACACTATACTCAAAGATTTATTGATTTTATGTGTTTTAACAATCAAGATTTTCCTGAATATAATTCTAACTCTAATGGGGATATGTATCCTGATACAGATAATTTTTATGGAAGTTGGGTACTCTAAAAAACAAAGAAAGAAAGGTTTAAAATACGAAAAGCCTAAAGAAGAAAACAAAAAGAAATTACAATTATTTTTAACAAAAATAGAAAATGGAAAATAATATAAGTTGGGGTCAAGCAGTTGAAAATAATATATATTGGGGTCAAAACGGAATTAATGATATTAATTTTGGTTACGTTTATGAATATAGTTCATTTGGTGCAACTTCTTTAAAAAAAAAATTAGCTTAATAACTGTTGATACTATTTTAAAAACAATAGACAATATAAAAATAACAATAGATAACATATACCAATGGCTCAACAAATAATTAATGTAGGAACAAATCCTAACGATGGAACAGGAGATACTTTAAGAGGTGCGTTTGTAAAGACTGATGATAACTTTACTGATTTATATACCAATAAACAAAACACACTTATATCAGGTACTAATATAAAAACAATAAATTCAACTTCTTTATTAGGTAGTGGTAATGTTTCTGTTCAACCAACTTTAGTTAGTGGAACTAATATAAAAACAATAAACGGGAATAGTATTTTAGGTAGTGGTAATTTAACTATCGGGGGTATTACAGGAAGTGGTACTGATAATTATATCCCAAGATTTAACGGAACTACTGCACTTGAAAACAGTATTATTTTTGATGATGGAAGTAATATAGGGATTGGTACTTCTTCTCCTGTAACTTTATTAGATTTAGGTTCTTCTACAGGACAAAAATTATCATTATATTCAAGTGGAAATAATAGAGCAGGTTTTGGTATTGAAACATCTACATTAAGATATTATACACCTACAGGTTCTATTCATAGTTTTGGTCATTTGTCAAATACTGATGGAACTACTTTTTTAGAACGTATGCGTATAGCTTCAGATGGTAAAGTTGGAATAGGAACAAGTACTCCATCAACTACATTACAAGTTGTTGGGACTTTTAAAGCAGGTGATTTTTCAAACCCAAGTCTTGATGTTGGTGCTTCTGAAATTTCTGCAAATGTAGATAGTAATAAAATTATATTAAATAGTAGTTCTGCGAAACTTGGTAATTATGGAAGTGGTGTTGAGTTAGGTGTTAATGCTGTTACAGGTGGAAGAGTTTATTTTGAAAATTCAATAGGAAATAAATTTGGTTTACAGGAATCAGATAATTTATTAGTTACAGATAATGGACTTATTCAAGACACTGTAACGCCATCAGATGCAACAACTCCTGTAAAATGGATTAGAATAAATGACCTTGCTTCAGGTGACCAATTTTTACTTCCTGTTTACGTATAATAATAAATAAAAAAATATGATAACTTACAAATGGACAATTTCAGCTTTTGATTGTAAAGCTATTTTAGAAGATTTAACTGACGTTGTTTATAACGTACATTGGAGATATGAAGCTATAAAAAATGATATTGTAGTTTCTACTTACGGAGTTTTAATTCTTGAAAACCCAAACAAAGATAATTTTATTGCTTTAAATGATTTAAAAGAAACTGATGTAATTGGTTGGTTAGAATCAAAATTAGAAGTTAACGAATTAAATACAAATTTACAAAACGAAATTAATTTAATTGAAAATCCAACTGAAGTAAAAATCAATAATCCTTTTAAAAAATAATAATATGGAAAATTTAAAAGTAATTGAACAAGCTATAAATTTAGCAGTTACAAAAGGTGCTTATAATTTACAAGAAGTAGATGCTATTTTAAAGGCTTTAAAAGAATTAAATAAAGAAATTTTAAACACTAAAAATGAAGACATATCTTAATTATTTTTTTAGCGGTTTAATATTATTCTTTGCACCGATTCAGGGTTTATTAATTGCAGTTGCTTTTGGTATATTCCTTGATACGTTTACAGGTATTTTTAAAAGTGTTAAATTAAATGGGTGGCGTTCTATTAGAAGTAGAACGTTATCCAATATAGTTAGCAAAATGCTTTTATACCAAATTACTATTTTATTATTATATGTGATTGATAAATTTTTATTAAACGAATTTATTAAATTACATTTTACTATTGAATTTATGTTTACAAAATTGGTTGCTATTTTATTAATTTTTATTGAACTTGTAAGCATTAAAGAAAACGTAGAAGCTGCATTAAAAATAGATATTTGGAAAATGTTAAAGAATTTGTTAAACCGAGCAAAAGAAGTTAAGACAGATATTAACCAAATTAAGTAATATGCGTGATATTAAATATATCGTAATTCATTGTACAGCTACACAACCAAACACAAAAAAAGAAGCTATTTTAAGTTATTGGAAAAATACGTTAAAGTGGAAGTCTGTAGGTTACCATAGATTGATTGATGCAAATGGTGTTATTCACGAACTTGCAAAATACGAAGAAACTACAAACGGAGTTAAAGGTTATAATTCAGAATCTATCCATTTTAGTTACATTGGTGGTATTGATGAATCAGGTAGACCAAAAGATACAAGAACTTTAAAACAAAAAGAAAGTTTATTGTATTTAGTTAAACAGGCTAAAAAACAATTTCCAAACGCTATTGTTCAAGGTCATAAAGATTTTAAAGGCGTAGTTAAGGCTTGTCCAAGTTTTGATGCTAAAAACGAATATAAAGCGATTTAAAGAACTATTTTATGAAATATATATATTTACTTACTTTTATTGTTTTAATGTCTTGTGGGTCACGTAAGGTGGCTGTAAACACGCAAGAGAAAGAAGTTGAAGCTAAAATTGTAGAAAACATAGTAACAACTGATAGTTCAAATGTTGAAGTTAAATTTAATTACGAATTAAATATTTTTACTGTAGAAGCTAAAGATAATTTAAAACCATTTACTTATAATGGCAAAAGTTATTTTAACGTCGTTTTAAGACACGAAAACAAAAAAGACAATAGTTTATATAAAAAAGATATAAAAGTCGTTAAAAACGAAAGTAAAGTATCAAATATTAAATCTAAAGAAGTAATTAAACAAAAGAATATAGAAAGAGATAATTATAATGTTAAATATTATATTATATTTTTTATTATATTATTATTAATTATATATTATATTTTAAAAAGATATTTTAAATTTATATTATAAATATATTATTATATATATTATATTAAAATAAGCGTGTACACGCGAGGCTTAAAAATACACTTATTAACCACTTTGTTAATAAACTTTACTTACATTTGTATTAATGAAAGTTAAACGCTCCACATTAGTAAAGAATTTAGATACTGTATTTAGTCAATACATACGTTTGCGTTATGCAAAAGATGAAATTGCTGAATGCATAACTTGTGGTAAAAAAGACCATTATAAAAAACTACAATGTGGACATTTTATGAGCCGAAGACATTACTCAACACGATGGGATGAAAACAACGTAGGGGTTCAATGTTACGGATGTAATATAACTTCACAGGGTCAACAATTTTTATTTGCTAAATATTTAGGTTTAGAACTTGCTGAACAAATGGTTTTAAAATCAAAGCAAACTGTTAAATTTACTGATGCAGATTTGCAGGATATGATTCAACACTACAAAGATAAATTAAAATTGTTTCTATAATTTCTGATTGTTTCTAATTGTTTGAAAAGAGGGTAGTTTAACGGCTACCCTTTTTTTGCCTAAAAGTTAAAATTTTGTTAAAGTTTTAAAAAATAGTTTGTAATTAAAAAAAAGATTATAAATTTGCTTCATCAAACAATAACAAATAAAAAATTAAATTATGGTAACATTAAACAAAAACAAAGAAAAAAAAGTAATTTTAATGCAAGACCTTAAAGATGGTCAAATTGCAGTAGTACTTAAAAATGATGGTTTCCCAAGGTATGAAGGTAAAATAGTACAAAGATATGGAGATTGTGCAGTTTCTATCGGTGAAGAATCAGGTTATGGTTGGTCAGATATTAACTCAAATACTTTAAAAGTAAGAATATTAAAACAAGGCGAAATATTAACTATATCTGATAATAAATAAAAATGAAAGATTTAATAGACTACCAAAGATTCCAAGTTGAAGCATTACAAAAACGTATTTGCGAACTTGAAACAAAATTAAACGAAGTTAAAACACACATATTTGAGTTATGTGATGAAGAATGTCCTGAAGAATACAAAACAATTATTAAACAAAAAACTTACGAATTATGAAAAAAATCTTAAAGCTATTAAAAAAATTTAATGAAAATTCTGAAATTGGTTTACATAGTATTTGTATTTTTTCAGACAAAAGCGGAAGAATATTTGATTATGCTATGAATGAAATATATTCTTTTCATAATTTAAAACAATTAAAAAAACACTTAAAAAACAATTAAAATGAAAGATTTAACATTACACGAAAAATTAAGCAAAATTCAAATAGAATTTAAAGCTGCAAAATCAAAATTCAACTCTTTTGGAAAATATAACTTCCGTTCAGCAGAAGATATATTAGAAGCGTTAAAACCATTTAATGAAAAATATGGAGTTGCTTTTACAATTACAGAAAGATTTATTGATAGTTATGCAAACGTTCCTTTATTAGAATCAACTGCAACTATTCAAGATAATAACGGAATCAATGAAATTAGCGCTACTGCAATAGTAGGAGTAGACTTACAACAAAAAGGAATGCAAGTACCTCAACAATTTGGTTCTGCATCTTCTTATGGTAAAAAATACGCATTAGGTAATTTACTTTTAATTGATGACACTCAAGACCCTGATGCAACTAATACACACGGAAAACCTACGGCAACTACAACTGAAGTTGAGCAAAAGTGGTTAAACATAGGGCAACCTGAATTTACAAAAGCAATAGAGTATTTAAAAAGCGGTGGTACTATTGATGTTATAGAAAAAAAATATAAGTTAGCCAAAAAAGTAAAAGACGAACTTTTAAAAGTAAAGTAATATGAAAAATTATGATTTTAAACAAGCTAAAGATTTTATTAAATTAGCTAAAAAAGATGGTTTAATTGAAGCTACTTTAGGTATGAAAGAAGATTGGTATTGGACTGCTGATACTGTTTGGATAGATGGTAAGTATGTAAAAAGATTAAATAAAGAAACTAAAATAGGTGGTATTCAAGGTAGTAATTGGGCAACACCTATGATTCAGTTAACATTTAAAAACGGAACTATAACGCAACTTAATTGTTTTAAATAAACATATTATAATAAAACTGAATAGCCGACAACAGAAAAAAAAGGTAGGCAAAGTAAAATTATATATTATGAGTTCAATTATCAATTTGAGCATTAGAGTTGACAAACTACCAAAAGAAAAGTTTGTAATGGGTAAAGATGGGGCAGTTTATTATAACTGTACATTAAACATTAACGATGATGCTAACCAATGGGGGCAAAATGTTTCGTTAACTGATTCACAAACAAAAGAAGAACGTGATGCTAAAAAAGCTAAAAACTATTTAGGAAACGGAAACGTAGTTTGGACTGATGGAAACATTAAAGCAGTTAAAAAAGAAGGGCAACCTGCAACACAACAAGCAGCAGTAGAAGTGGATTTGCCATTTTAAATTAATCGGGTGGTGTAAAAGCCACCCTTTTTAAATAAAACAATTATGAAACAAATAAATCTATTTGGAAGTGAATTTACATCAAATGATGAAAATAAATATACTAAAAAAGTGGAATCACCAATTTATGAACCAAAAAATAAAAAACCTCATATATTTGAACTTTATGATAAATCAAAAACTCAAAGATTAATAAGAGAAATTGAAAAATCATCTTTAGAATATGAAGAAAAAAATTTTTTAATTGATGCAGCAAGAAGACATAATGTTTTTAATTATGAAAAGATTGCTGATTATTATGCAAATTCAAGCAAAGAAATGCAAAATTTAATGGAAAAATCAGCTTTAGTTATTATAGATTTTGAAAAAGCAATACAATTAGGCTATGTTAAATTATGTGAAGAAATAAGAAATGAATATTTAGAAGTATATGAAGAATAAAGATTTTGCAATATTTATATTAACTCACGGTAGACCTAATAATGTTAAAACTTTAAATACTTTAAATAATTGTGGCTATACGGGTAAAATTTATTTTATAGTTGATAATGAAGATAAATCTATAAAAGAATATCAAAATAATTACGGAATAGAAAATGTAAGAATATTTGACAAAAAAGAAATGGCAGATAGCATTGATGAAGGTAATAATTTTGATGAGAGAAGAACAATTACACACGCAAGAAATGCTTGTTTTAAAATTGCAAAAGAAATAGGAGTTACTTATTTTATTCAATTAGATGATGATTATACAAGTTTTGAATGGAGATATGAAAGTAATGATGGAAAAAAATTAAAAGTTCATAAAATAACAAATCTTAATAATATAATTGATTTATATTTAGAATTCTATAAAAATAATAATTTTAAAACTATTGCATTTGCACAAGGTGGTGATTTTATTGGTGGTGTAAAAAATCCTTATGTTAAAAAAAGACCATTGCTTCGTAAATGTATGAATAGTTTTTTTTGTAGTACAGAAAGAGAATTTAAATTTATTGGTGCAATGAATGAAGATGTGAATACATATACTACATTAGGAAGTAGGGGTGAATTATTTGGAACAATACCAATGATAAGTTTAACTCAAACTGCTACTCAAAGTCAAAAAAACGGTATTACTGATATGTATAATAAATTTGGAACTTATTGCAAATCTTTTACAACAGTAATGATGCATCCAAGCGGAACAAAAGTTTCTATAATGAACACTTCAAATCCAAGAATACATCATTCTATAAAATGGAATAATACAACTCCAATGATAATATCTGAAAAATATAAAAAATAATGACAGAACAAGAAACAATAAACAGAATGTTAATGGAAGTACTTGAAGAAGACTGCTACATTGACCCTCAAAAAGAAATAGAATATCCAATACCTGCAATTAGTTGCGGTGAGAAAGAATACGAAACAAAAGATGGTTACAAGTCTTTCCCTATTCCAATAGGTACTTATGGAAACTTTAGTTTTATACAAGCACCACCAAAGAGTAAAAAAACGTTTTTTATTTCGCTTTTAAGCGGAGTTTATATGAAAAATGAGTTACAGGGCTTTGGTGGTAATTTAAGAGGCAATAGACAAGATAAACACGTTATTCATTTTGATACTGAACAAGGTAACTTTCACGCTTCAATGGTTTTTAAAAGACCATTACAAATGACAGGTCAAAAAGATGATAAATATTATACTTATGCTTTACGTCAGTTAGGGTTTAAAGAACGTGTTATGTTTATTGAATATATACTTTATGACAAATTAGAAGGTAAAGATATTGGTTTAGTTATTATTGATGGTATTGCAGATTTATGTGCTGATGTTAATAATATAGAACAGGCTTCAGAAGTTGTGCAGCATTTAATGCGTTGGTCAAAGGAATTAAATTGCCACATAGTAACAGTTATTCACTCAAACTTTGGAACTGATAAACCAACGGGGCATTTAGGTTCATTTTTAGAAAAGAAAGCAGAAACTCAAATACAATTAGAGTTAAATACAGTAAATAAAGAATTGGTAAAAGTAAGTTGCAAACGTAGTAGAAATGCAAGTTTTGAAGATTTTAACTTTAAAGTAAACAATTTTGGATTGCCACAAGTTGAAGGTGATTTATACGATATATTAAAAGATATAAAAATATGATTTTAAATTTAGAAATAAATGATAATTCAGAACTGTTTAGTGTTGATGATTTATTAAATTGTTTTGAATACTGTAATGGCACGAATAGATGGACAAGAAATAAAGATTATAAATATTTTTTAAATAAAAATTTGTGTGGTGTTTATTTTTTATATAATCAAAATAAAGAAATTATATATATTGGTAAAACTATAAACTGTTTAAGGG